CTAAGTTTATTCCAGGAACTCTTAATACAAGTAAACTCACAAAAAGCCTCAAGGGCAAGTCCCTTGGACGATAATGTGCTAGTGCCACTGTACACTTAGAGCACTACCATAGAATGAGAAAAAAGCTATATTAAAGGAATCAGTTAACAAGCTAAGCCTAGGCACGCCGACATTAAGGGTCTGGTTCCTTTATAATTTGATGTAATCATGTCAGTCACGGACTTTTAGTCTAAGAGAAGTAAATAAGATTACCGCTTCATAGTCTAGATTAAATACATGTCGCTATGAAGTTGCATTGATTACATCATTAATATAGGTAAATGCCAGGGAACTGGTGTTTTCTAGTCGAAAAGAAATAAGGTGGATATTGACAGGCGAGTGCAACTAACTTGAAGCTTCGGCTCATAAGAAAAGTGCCTAACGAGGGTCAAGCCACCTTTATTTCTATATCTATAAATATCAACATAAGGAGAAAAACGATGAAATTATTAACAAAAGTCATAAAAGAAGAGGCAGAAAAACAATATGACAAAGCTAGTGATATGAGTCAAAAAGTAGTAGCTAAATTCTTTGATCCTGTAGGTAGTTGGACATGGTATTTAATGAATAAAGACCCTGAGTCTGATTATTGTTGGGGTATTGTAGATGGAATGGCTGTTGAAATGGGTTCATTTGGATTAACTGAGCTTGAAGAATATACAGGACACTTTGGATTAGGAATTGAAAGAGATACATCATTTGAGCCTGTAGAAGCTAAAATAATATGGGAGAAATTAAATGCGCGTGACTGAGTATATAGATTATATAACTAGAAAAGATGTTCATCTAGGAAGTAATGTTAAACCAAGTGATTACACACATATAACAATACGAATGGTACATAAGCGTCAAAGATATGAATACCAAGTTCAAAGGAGAAAAGATGAACGAGAAGCTAAAAAAAGACTTGCAAAAAATAGTTGATTATCTATATAAAGATGAGTTTAAAAGCTATATAGAGCTAAATAAACCAAATGATCACATATTTATAGCAGTAAACAATGTAGAAAAATATTTAAACTTAAAATAAGGGAGTGATAATGGCAAAAATATCAGTACAACAGAGAAAATATTTCGTAACAAGAATAGAAAACTCTATTAATGATAAGATTAACGATTTAAAACAAACAAAAGCAGCACAAGTACAAACATTATCTGAAAAAGAGTTTGGCAAATATCTTAAAATGCTAAAAATAGAAAAAGATATGGCAAGGTTTGAGAAAGTAGATTTAGAATATAGGCAATTACAATCTAAACTATATGATGTATACAATGAAGTTCGAAGAAGTTTAGGAATTGATTCATATGGACACGATAGTCCTAGTGTATATAATAGCTCAGGATCTAGTGATTTACATAAAGGATTTAGATATTTGTGTAATAAAACTGCAGCTAAACAAGAAACAGAAACCCCAGAAGGTAAGATTATTAAAGAGCTTATAAGTATGAAAAGAGCTGCAATCGATGAATTGCATGGTATTAATGAGCTTGAAGGGTTAAAAGAAACTGTAAATAATATACTAAAAGGTGCAGATGTACCATTATTAGGAGAATAGTATGGATATGGTATATGAAGTTCTATTTGTATTGAATGATATACTTAACATTATAGTAAAGTGTGTAGCCTTAATGGCTATGCACTGCTATATAATTAAAGGAGTGACAAATGGAGAAAAGTACAACAAAAGTATGGACTGATAAAGCTAATGAGCTATTACTAGGTAAACAAATAACAGAAGTTAGGTATCTTGA